GAGTAGTCAAGCATTGCTTGACACCTGCGACATAGTGGTAGCAACCGGCAACGGGTGGCACGGGTACAAGATAGCACCTCAAGCCATGCGGGTATCTTCCCCAAAGGAACGCACGGCAGTAGAAGCCAAGGTGCGCAGCTTTGCGAATGCAGTACTACCCGGAACCGATAACGTGTCCAACGTAGACAGAATCTTGCGCGTACCGGGAACGATCAACTGGAAGGATGTTGATAACCCCAAGGCGGTAACGTTGCTCAAGGGCGGCGGCATGAAGCCAACCTACAAGGAATCCTTAGTGGTTGCGGAGTTCGGCGATGCACGGCTTGATGCCCTGCTGGCATCCGCCAAGGCGGGCGAACTTGGACACGCAAGCCCGATGATACGCCATGCTTCCGGACGCTATACCGGATGCCTTGATACTTTCTTTTTAGAGTTAGAGCAGGCTTGCGTAAAAAGCAAACTTGACGCACGATGGACATTCCTGCTGGCTATTGTCAGAGCCGACTTGCCAGAGATTATGAGGCACTACTTTGGAGACTAACGATTTTTGGGATATCCCCCTTGTACCGGACATCAAGCCGGAGCGTAAGCAACGCGAACCGGGTGAGCCGTCAGGCGATGGAACACTTGCTAAGTTGTATCAACGACACCCTGAAGGGGGCGGGCCTTACGGCGGCAGAGACAACGCCATTACGGCTTATGTCGGATACCTGCGCTCTACTGGGCTTGATTACGATGGAGCGCTGGAAGCGGCGCAAGGCTTCAACCGCAACTGGCTTGACCCGGCTTTACAGCCGTTTGAAGTTAGCGAAAAAGTCGGACGGGCTTGGGCTGAATGGTCTGAAGGGGTACGACAACTCGTGACCCAACAGATGGCCGCATCCGAACTCATGGCAGACAAACTCAAGGCGCTTGAACCAAAGGAAGAACCAGAGTTAGAAATCTGGGACTGGTGGAGATTCAAAGAAGAGGGCATGAACTGCAAGGATGAAGAGTGGATAGCTGAGAATATGATTATTCACAAAGGGCTACACTTCATCGCTGCCGCATCCGGTAGCGGTAAATCGTGGCTTGGTATCGACCTTGCGATTGCTTGCGCTTCCGGTCGGCCATGGTGTCACTTCATCGAGACGATACAAACCAAAGTCTTATACATCAATGAAGAAATCGAAACTAAGAAGTTCTGGGGACGGTTTTGCATGATGCACCCTACGGATATTCCAGACCTACACATCATCCAAAAAAAGAACACCAAGGTAGACAAACCGTTTCACATGAATACGCTTGTGAACTATGTCAAGAAACATGAAATCAGGTTAGTGATTGTTGATACTTTTGTTCGTGTTCACAGCATGGATGAAAACGATAATGGCGCGGTAGCCAAACTGTATGACCGCTTCCAGGAACTGATTGATGCAGGGGCTGCTGTTGTCATTCTTCACCACAACAAGAAGGCCGCACCCGGTACGAGCATCACTCAAGACAGTATGCGTGGAGCCTCTGATTTGGCCGCACAAGCCGACATGGTGCTATCTATCTACCACGACATAGAAGCCAAGACGTATGACGTCCGTACGGTCAAACACAGGCACATTGGGGAGGATGACTGGGTTCACTTTGTGTACAAGCTAAATTCGGAACAACCCGGACAGATTGCCATTGAACAGATAGCGAACGCTGGTACCGAATCAGACGTGTTAGATCGGATTGTCCAGTTCGTTGCAGACAACCCCGGTAAGACCAAAAGCGCTATCTGTGCTGGCATCAAAAAGGGCAGAAACTTAGTGTGGGACACCATATCTGATGCCGTCACATTGCAGCTCATTGAGTGCCGAGAGGGGAAGTATTACAGGCGGTAAAAGGTGTACTGAAAATGTGTATCCCCTTAAGAATATTTATAAGTACACATTTGTATAAACCCCCCTCTCTCAGACTCTCACCCCCTACCCCGAAGAGAGGGGTAGAGGGGTAGTTAAAAGAGCGAACCATGTACCTGGCGCTAAGGCGCCGGTACAGGTATCGCCAAGAAAGAATAGAAACAAAATGGAAAGACGGAAACTTGTTCCTATGAACTGGGACGAACTGCAAGCGGCGGCATTGGTTGAGCAACAGGATCCAAAGTGGGAGCGCAAATGGCACGCTGTCCGTGCTTGGCTTTTGTACGGTGGCAAGGTATCGCTAAAGCGTTGGGTAAACCGTGAAGACACAGAAACCTACCTACGCCTAAAGGATGGCAAGGTTGTCTTGGTTCATTGGGATGGAACATGGCAGAGATTCTCAACACTTGATGGTTTGTGCAAGTATGACGAATACGTCTTGATTCCATATGACCATGTTGGTTTTGAAAAGGTGCATCAAGGGCGGCTGAAAAAGAGCGTTTGACAATATCCACTGTGTGGGTATATAACGATGTGGCAATAGTGCCAACGACCGGGCGGTAGCCCAAGGAGTTTGACTATGGGATTCTTTGCACAGCATGGGAAGTATTCGGAAGGTAGCGGGAAAAAGTTCTCCGTTGCCGAGCAGGGCATTTACATTTGCGCCCTCATTGATTGCGAAGCCGTACAGGGTAAGAGCTTTGACGATCCAAACGTTCTCGAGCCAAACTTTAAGTGGGTGTTTGAGACCACGGAAGTCGGTGACGATGACGGCCAGCCGTTCCGCTTCATTCAGTACACCAAGACCTACTACGGCAACGAGAAAGCGAAACTGACAATCCTGCTCGATGGCATGGTTGGACGGATGACTAACGCGCAGTTTGCCGCACTTGACATTGAAGCGCTCAAAGGCAAGTCATGGCAAGTGGTCGTAGGCACTCGCCAGAAAATGAACGGGGAACTTACCAACGTCATCGAGACAGTAAAGCCGGTAAAGGTTGCAGCTACAAAGCCCTTGAAAAAGGCTGTGCCGGTAACGGATGACATCGCGGATCCGTTTGACGAATAGGTGAGAAACCACTACACGGTCGGCAAGCTTGACGCGCTGGCGGTAATCGAAGATTGGGGGCTGGACTTTGTGTCCGGCTCCATTCTCAAATACCTACAACGGCAGGAGCATAAAGGGCAGGCGGAAGAAGACCGGTACAAAGTACTTTGGTACGCCGCTTACCTTGTGACACACTCCAGGGAGTATGCCGACCGGGTAGTAAATGATGCCAAGGAGATAAGTAAATGAAACTATTGACCGCTGAACAAAAAGAACAACTCGCAGACACAATGCGACAAATTGAAGAACTTTATGAGCGTTGCGATCTCATGTGCAACGGAAAGATTCCGTATACACATTGGGCGTGTATCCGCAGAGCGCACATTAAAGCACAGGATGCAAGCTGCAAGGTGATGTGGTTTAGGCCATCAGACCTTCAAGGTAATGACAGCGCAAGGTTGTCGTGGAAGCTTGAAGACAAACGCACAGCAATGCGTGAACACTACAGCAAAATCCGATTAGATCGGCAAGCGGAAGGTACTAACCATGGCAATAGCATTTAGTATCGAAGAAAAGAAAGAACGCATCCGGCAAGCAATGGAGATTTATGCCACCACCGGATCATGGTCTAACGCCGACAACATTGTCCGGCGGCAGAGCGTCGAGAAGTGGGTACGGAATCCGGAGCTGCTGGCCTACGCTTCAAGCCTTGGTTACCAGCAGATGTGTACCGATGAGGTAGCAGGCTTTGCACCGGTAACAGCACACTACACCGCTCGTATCGCTTTCTCGGGTGCCTTGGTGCATATGAGGGACGGCAAGGTTGTTTGCCGGGATGGCGCAAGAATCCACTACGCCATCAGCCACGGGCAGATGGTGATGTACAAGCTTGACGGTGCAGGCAACCGGCATCATGCAGGTGCTGCTTACTTTAGAGGCACTGATGTCATGGCTAACGACTGGATGGTAATACGATGACTTTTGATCGAGCCATACGGGCTTTGTTGAATGGTAAAGCGATTCGGCGAAAAGATAAGAAGTTTGTACGGATAGGCCAGACTACTGAAGAACATTGGCTAGAAGGGCCAAGTGGTTATGCCATCGCAAGTTTCGGTGTTGATGTTGACTGGATTACTGCAGATGACTGGGAATGTGGAACCTACGATACAAATACAAAAACTGTTCGTTGGGATAATGTCGTTTATGACGGTCATAATCAGCCGATTGATAGGCATCCATACGTCAATATTCGCATGAAAGATAAAGATACGCTTGATCGAGTTAGGTACAACGGAAACCCTGAAATGATAGGACAACCACAAGATGAGATTCAGTGAAGTGATTCAAGCCTTGATGGCTGGTGGTGGTAACGCTGTATGGCGCGGTGACTGGGGAGGAGCCGTATTCCTGCGGTACTCCGAAGTGTGGAATATCTTTGAACTTCACGGGCCACAGAAACGGGTAACGCAACTCGAAGAGTTGAGTCTGTCCCCTGGTGATTTGTTTGCTACCGATTGGGCAGTAGTTGTACTTGATCCACGAACCGGGGAGGTTTCTAAGTGATTCCTTTTGCGCTTGGTGCTTTGGTGGGGGCTGGATGCGTAGCGATAGGGTCGGAACTCTATACACGCTGGCTGTATAACGATGTCAAGAAACGGGCTAAAGCCCAAGGCATCAGCAAGGAAAAGATGAGGGCTGCCATGCTCTGGGCTACCAGCGCGGAAATCAGGAAGAATCTAGATGAAGACTAGAGAAAAGGAGTACGAAGATGGCAGCACAACCCGGAGCAGGTAGACCAACCAAGTACAGCCCAGTGGTTGTACAGCGGATTACAGACGCTCTGCGAGGTGGTAACACCCGCAGGGCTTCCTGCGCTGCCGCTGGTATAAGTCAGGAAACATTGGCTAGATGGTTAGCCGAAAATGTTGATTTTAGGGATGCTATAGAAAAAGCGGAGGGTGAAGCGGAGCTACGCAACCTTGCAGTCATTCAAGATGCAACCCGTGCAACTTGGCAAGCGGCGGCGTGGTGGCTGGAGCGCAAGCACAAGCAGGACTGGAGTAGCCGGGTAGAGCAGACCGGCGCTGACGGTAGCCCGGTCAAGGTGATCGTGGAGTACGCAGACAAACCATGACGTGGACTGAAGTGCTAGAAGCTCTTGAGCAGGGCAAGTGGGTACGCAGGGCAGAATGGAAGCTCGGCCATGCTGTCTACTTACGCAAGGGTTATTTTGGAGTTAGTAAGACATTCTATGAGTGGACGTGTTCCCAGTATCACTTCCGGCACTTTGAAGACACCATTATTGAAAACACACTCCGAGATACCCTCCAAGATGACTGGGAAGTTATAGAGAATCCAGATGCCTGATATACGGCTGATTCTTCCTAGACCGCATGAAGCCCAACAGGTGATACTGCGTGAAGCCCGCCGTTATAATGTTTTAGCCTGTGGGAGACGCTTTGGAAAGACAACGCTGGGCGGTAACTTGCTCAGTGACCCGGTGCTGATTGACGGTCTACCTTGTGCCTGGTTCGCGCCTACCTACCGCTTGCTTGAAGAGGCATACGCCGATCATAAGCGTATCTATGCTCCTGTTATCCGCAGGGCAGTACAAAGCCCAGCACCGCGCATCGAGCTTATAACCGGGGCAGCCATCGATTACTGGACTTTGGATGACCCTAGCACGGTAGCCCGTGGTCGTAAGTACAAGCGGGTCATCATTGATGAGGCAGCCATGGCACGGCATCTAGAGCAAGCCTGGACGGAAGCCATCCGCCCAACTCTAACAGACTTCAAAGGGGATGCGTTCTTTCTTAGTACGCCCAAGGGTAGCAACTACTTCCGCACCCTTTACAACCAAGCCGCTACTGATGCTGACTGGATGTCTTGGCAGATGCCAACCACGGCTAACCCTTGGATTGACCCTGAAGAGGTAGGCAAGGCGGGAGAGTCCTTGCCGAGCATCGCGTTTCAACAGGAGTATTTGGCTCAGTTCGTAGATGCGGCGGGAGCGCGTATCAAGCGGGAGTGGCTACGGTACGGTGATTGCCCTGAAGGCCTACCTACATACATCGGCGTTGACCTTGCCATCAGCACTAAGAGTGAAGCCGACTACACCGGGGTTGCTGTTGTCTCCCGTGGTGAAGATGGGACAATCTACGTTAGAGACATCAACCGTACCCGCGCGGACTTTGCTTCCGTGCTACGCTTTATTGAGATGATGGCGGCTAAGTGGAATCCATCTATGATCGGCATAGAGCAGGTGCAATACCAAGCCGCTGTCGTGCAGGAGCTCCTTAGACGCACGAAACTTCCTATTCGGGGCATCCGCCCAGACCGTGACAAAGTGACCCGCTTTGCCCCTCTAGAAGCCCGGTACGAGCAAAGCCAAGTAATGCACTGCCAAGGGCTCCCGGCTTACTTTGAGGATGAGCTGCTATCCTTCCCGGTTGGTCGGCATGATGACGTGGTGGACGCTCTGGCGTATGCTTGGCAGGTGTGCGGATCAAAGCGAAGTTGGGGAGCCGTCTAAAATATATACACCTATACCCTTGCAAGATATACACGGGCGGTGTATATTCTATACATCAAGCAGGGAGATAGAGAGATATGGAAAACTACTTCGACTTTTACGTTATCAAGGTTTCAAGCACACGCAAGACAGACCTTAAGAAGGCCGGCATCGATGCCGCAGACATCAACTCGGTATTCGATGGTTATGCTCAGTATGGCCGCAACAGCTACCGCCGCTACATCTACACAAGCAGCGTAGGATTCCAGTCCAACGTTGCTGGTGGACTCAACGAAGAATCGAAAGCCATCATTGCTAAGTATCACGCACTCGGACTTGATGTAGATACTCAGTACATCACCAGAGACTAGACAATAGGAACCGCCACAGGCCCCCGCAAGGGGGCTTTTTCTTTTTGTGGGATACTGAAGCCATGGGTATCTTTGACCGCTTCTTAGGCCGTAAAGCCGCAGCCAACCCGACACAGGCATTGCCATTGCCGCTTAGCCAGTCTAGGGACATCTACCTCACTGGGTACGGCTCTGGTCAGCTGCAGACATTGCTACGCCGGGCGCTCCCTGGAAGTACCAAGGACTGGGCTAGGGTAGCCGGTGACCTTGGGCTGAATGGGGTTGTCGCTAGTGCCATTGATTGGTACGTCAGGAACTACCCACAGGCAACACCGAGACTCTACCGACCGGTAGACAGCCAGCAGGCAGAGCCGGTAGAAGACCACCCGGTATTGCAGCTCATGGCGCAACCTGATCCGATGATAATGGGGTCTTTATTCTGGGGCTGGGTCATCCAAGATTACAAACTATTCGGGAACACGTACCTGAGAAAGATTCGCTCTTCCACCCGTGGCACGGTGACCGCTTTGCAGTTCCTGCCGCAGGACATGGTTAGACCGGTTGGTAATGGCATCAACCCGCTAACGCACTACGTCTACACCACGGATGGCCGCTCCTTTGACATCCCGGTAAGTGACATCATCCACATCCGGTATGGCAGAGACCCTAGCGATATCAGGATTGGTAGAGCACCGCTTACCGCTGTCTTGCGGGAGATTGCAACCGACAACACGGCATCCACAACCGCATACGGCTTGCTTGCAAACGGTGCTATGCCTTCATTGATTGTCGGGCCTGATGCCAAAGAGACCAGCGTTGATATGTCGATGGATGACGCGAGACAGGTAAAAAGGCAACTTCACGAAGACCTTACCGGGGACGGTAGTGGCGGCATCGTGGTTATGACCGGTGCGTACAAGATGGATAGGGTTTCCCTTACTCCTTCCGAGCTTGCTCTTGACTCGGTACGGCGTGTACCGGAGGAGCGTATCTGTTCAGCCCTGGGCATCAACCCTATGGTCTTGGGCCTTGGAAGCGGCTTAGAGCGGTCTACCTACAGCAATTATGAGAGGGCGCAACAGGCGGCTTGGGAAGATGGCATGGTGCCTTTGCTCCGTACCCTTGCGGATGCCATCACCGCTGACCTGCTGCCGGAATACCCTGAGACACAGCAGGGTGATTACGTTATGTACGACCTTGAAACTGTGCGGGCGCTTGCCGATGATATGCAAGCGGAAGCGGTAAGAGCAGAGAAACTTTACAAGGCGGGCATTATTGATCGGGCTGAAGCCAAGCGAATAGCAGGCCTTGAAGCCGTGCCGGAAGATGAAGGGCAGCTACACCCAACGGCAATCCCGGTACAAAGCGGTGGTGGCTTTGATGGTGCCGCAGTGCGATCGTATGAGATGAAGTTCCGCCCAACTGAAGCAATGCGGACAGCGGCACAACGGGCGCTTGATTGGAAGGCTGAAGGATTCGATGGCGGGACGCGGGTAGGCCTTGCGCGAGCAAACCAAATCGTAAACGGTGAGAAACTTTCCGAAGACACCATCCTCCGGATGTATTCGTTCTTTAGCCGCCACGAAGTAGACAAACAGGCTGAAGGCTTCAACGCTGGTGAGGAAGGTTTCCCTTCACCGGGGCGTGTAGCCTGGGACTTGTGGGGCGGTGATGCCGGGTTCCGCTGGTCTACATCCAAGCGGGACGCAATGCAGCCTGATGGCAAGAGCCTTGATGGTGACCACGTATGCACTCCGGGGGTAGTGTATAAGAGCCACCCTTTTTACGGGTACGAGCTGGAGGCCAGCTCAAGCGAGTAGACACCGGCACGGGCAGAATCTATGCCGCATCCCAGAAGTACCGGAATGACCTTTTGGAGCGTGAAGGCGTAGCCATCAGCCGGATGCAACGCGCATACAAAGCGGCAACTAAGGCCAGCATCGATGAGCTTGAAGCGCTGGAGGGTAGGATAGCCGAGCGTGAAGCAAACGGCGAACCGCCAAGCGAAACCATACTCTGGATGCGTCAGCGGATCATAGACAACATCGAGGAACTTGGAAAGAACCTCAAAAAGTTTAGCGTTGAAGGAACACAAATAACAATCGATGGCCAGACTGAAGCCGCTACGCTTGCTAATGATGCAACGCAAAGCCTTGTGGAAGCGGCAGCGGGTAAAAAGCCCGCCAACGTTTCCATTGGTTCTTCATGGACAAACTTACCAGACGAACAACTCCAAGCCTTTGTCGGGTTCGCTGGCGATGGTTCACCTCTGGCTGAGTTATTCAATAAAATTCCACAGGTAACTACCGATGCCATGCAGATGGCTTTGGTACAGGGCATCAGCCTTGGTGAAGGCCCACGCACGGTAGCACGGCGGGTACGCAAGGCCGCTGATATCGGGCGGCAACGAGCAGAGACGATAGCCCGCACTGAGATGATACGCGCAAGCCGGGAAGCACAGCGGCAACTGTATACCGAGAATCCTTCCGTTACCGGTTACCGGCGGCAGGCTACGCAAGATGCTAGGGTATGCCTTGCTTGCTTGGCATTGTCCGGCACCCTGCAAGCCACCGATACGATCATGCCAAGCCACCCGAACTGCCGGTGCGTCATGATTCCTGCGACGATGTCCTGGGCGGAGATTACCGGCGATTCTTCTATACCGGATACACGGCCAGAGGTAGCCACCCCTGAACGTATTCTTGCTGGTTTGACTGATGCTGAGAAGATAGCCATCATGGGGCCTGCAAGGTTTGAACTTTACAAGAATGGGAAACCATTACTCGATATGGTTCAAGTCAAGCAGGATAAGGATTGGGGGCCTACTACAAGTGTCCTGCCGCTGAAGGATATCGGTGGTTCTTTGCGTGTACAACTACCAACGGCACCGAAGACACCGAAGGGCGCTGAAACTCCTAAGCCTATTGAAGTTGTGAATCCATCTATCAATCGTGATCCGCAGGCACTACTCGAAGCGTTCAAAAAAATAGGGCCTAAAACATCTGAGCAAATTAGTCAGGAACGTGATGAATATTTTGCAGAACGAAGCTTGTTTATACAGAGCAAAAAAGCTCAAGGTATTCAAAGAAGAGATGCGCTTGAGGAATGGAATATCGATAATGCAAAAAGATTGGAGTTTATAGAAAATCAAACTGCAAGTACAAAGATAACTGACGACATGCGTAAGAAAATGCATAAGTTGATGTTTTCCGATGATGCATTAGATATCCAAAAAGTGCCATACCAAGACGTTATTGAGCCACCAGATAAAAGGTTAGATGACAAATTCCATAAAGCTTACGATGACTGCATTGATTATGTTTTTAAGTTCATTGATAAAAGGAAACTATCTTTATCAGATGAGAGCATGATGATGAAGTTTGTAAACCTTGACGAGATACAAATCTTTATAGAACGAAAAGATAATGTTTATGGATTTTGTGAATGGCATGGCGAAGGAAGAATTGCACTGAACGATAAACTCCAAAAATTGGAAACTAAATTTGAACCAACGTTTCACGAAGGTTCATCTTTCCGAACACTTGCACATGAAATGATGCACTGGCTAGATGCTAGAGATCCAGCACTAAGAAAACGGATAAGTAACTTTTATGAGAGAAGAACCGCTGGAGATGATTGGGAAGCTAGCAAATATGGCGGTGAGTACAAAAAAGATGAATGGCTTGAAGCATATATGGGTCAGCGTTATAAACCATTAGAAGATCAAGGGTATGGGCTCGAAGTCCCGACACGCGGTATTGAATATCTTCTAAGTGATCCGCTTAAGTTTGCGCAAGAAGATTTTGACCACTTCAGTTTCATGATTACCGAGGTATTAGGTGCCGGCAAATGAAAGTCATAGTTCGGCTTGACGATGCTCAAATGATTATTGAAAGCCCAGACGTGTACACTCGTCCAAAAATATCCGGCAGCTTGTGGGATGCAATGAAAATGACATCAATTTCTGCATGGCTTGCGTTATATAACCAATCTAGATTTCATAAATACGAAGAGATTGATTTTGCGTTAGCACTTCAAAAGGATCCATTGATGACTGTGGACTTTGTTGAGCCTATAGACGGGTACGATGCAGGTAAATATAACACCGTTTAGCCTATGTGGGATAGTGAAGCCATGGACTTGCTGACATCTACCGTAGACGGTATCAAGAGCGACAGGCTGGGCTACGTCAAGGGCTACCTGGTTCGCTTTGGCGATACCAAGACTGCCGACCTTGAGGGCGATTACTTCACCGCTTCAACTGACTACGGCTTTCCGGTATCGAAGGGTCAGCGCGTACCGCTCAACGTCTACTACCACCACGGCATGGATGCCGCTGTCGGAAAGAAGTCTATCGGTACAGGCTACATCAAGATGGACGATACCGGGCTTTGGTATGAGGCACAGTTAGATCTAGCCGACGAATACGGCAGCATGATCGCGAAGCTCTGCAAGCAAGGCAAGATGGGCTTTTCCTCTGGTGCTGCTGGTCATCTGGTAGAGCGCAAGAGTATGGGTGGTGCCGCTGAGATAACCCGCTGGCCTATCGCAGAGGCATCGATTACCCCAACACCAGCCGAGTATCGTAATAGCGTAAAGACCCTTAAGGAGTACTACGGCATGGAGCCTATGATGGATATGGAAGAAGACGAGATGGTAATGGCTCCAATGCCGGAACAGTCCCCGGAAGAGTACGCCGTGTCGGTCTTTGATGAGTCTGAAGGTGACCTTATCCACGAGGGGCTTGAAGCCTACTACGATGCGCTCTGCGGGGCTATCGAGATGGTTTCCGATCAAGCCATGGCTGATGCCAT